TTTTGCCCAATATCCGTTTTGAATTATTTGTAACGCACTGCCTTGTGTCGCCTCGACTGATTTTTCTAATAAGCCAAATACTTTTTGTTTGAATCCATTTACTTTGTATATATTTGCAATTCCGGTATCTACTTTTACCCAACTTCCATTATTGTTTTTAAATATATATACTTCATCATCTAATATTTGGTTTGAAAAATTGACATACTGACCGGGTAATGACGCAATCCAAAATACATTTTGGTCGGGTATTCCGGGATTTGTATTTGGCGTTGCTATTCCTGCAAATGTTGAATTTGCGCCTACCGTTGAAATAATAGTCAATAAAGCATTTTGCATTATTGCCCCGGTAATTTCTTGGTTCCCGTTTGTCTTAATAACGTCGGCGACCGCTTGTTTTAATTGTTCATAATTTCCCATAATTTGAAATTTAATTGTTGTTGAAATCATTATTAAAATCTCCGTTGAAATCTCCTTTGTTTGCTATTATATAGCCACGTCCTATTTTCTTCACGACGGTATTTGTTTTAAACTCAATTTCCACGCTCGCCAAATCCCCCTGCGTTTGCCATTTCGGGGTAATTAAAAACGTGTCGCAATCGTATTCCCTGCCGTATTTATCCGTTATATGAATGTAATCAGCCATACGGATAAAACGCATAACGTCGCAAAGGAACTCCGGTGCCAATATCGTACATTTAAACGTTTTGACTGATATTTGTTTTTCCGGAAAAAAATACCCGTCCCGTTCTTCGCCGTCCTCTTCAAATTCATAATCCGGTTTTCCCAACTCTGTACAAAGGTACAACGTATTTTTGAAATCCGGGTTTTTATATACTATTTGCCCGGCGTCAAATACCAAATTTTCAATATCCCACCATTGTATTTTTAAGTAACCGGAAACATCTTGTACAACCGTGAACATTTCAGAATACCATGTTTGCACGCCATCCGATAACGTCATATAATATATTCCGTCCAACTGATTTAATGGCATGGGTAATATTGACGGGTACAATATAACATCATAACCCAACGTTTGAAACCGGACAATTTGCAATCCGGTTTCTTTCATATACGTCGTTATATTTGCAACTTGCTTTCCGGTTTTTTCATACAATACCACTGACGTAACATTGTTTGACCGTGTATTTCTTATTATCTGAAACGGCAACAATCTATCAGCCGGGGCAAATAACGGGTAAATTGCGCCGTATGCGTAACTTTTTCTGTGGTTCTGTTCATTTATTGACGTGTACCACGGTAAAACGCTTATGTTGTTATTCTGTATCATATTTCAACGTTGCTTTAATGTTTCGACTACACAAATTTACGCTTAATTTATCAACTTGACCGTTACCGATATACGTTTTTATTAGTTGCATCGGGTTTGGGTCGTCATTTGCCGGAAAACTAAACGTTTGTTTCTTCTTTCTCTCAATACCGTATGCGTAAACCTCGGAACCGTTTATTGATACACGACGGGCGGGTAAATCATATAACCAATACGGGGATTGCAGATTGATAAACGCCAAATATCCGTTTTGCAAAAAGTATTCGACCCCGTTAATAGTTTGGCGGGTAAATGGTAATATCCATTGCGACCCGGACGTTGGCGGAACGGCGGCAAACAAGGCGAACCCGTCCGAACTCATATTGCCGGGGTTTAACAACATCATATCAATATCGGACGTAAAGTTTGATATATTAATTTCCTCAACCTTTCCGGGCGTTACATACTTGCTTATTACTTGTATCGGCAACCCTTCAAATGCCGCCGTAACGTCGTCCATCCATTCAAATTGGTAACGTTCCGGCAAATCGACCTTATCAAACGAATATTCCGACGTGTTGAACGCCCACGGTTTCCCGTTGCGCAAATTCAATTCCTTTGTCAAATCGTGGCTTAATATAGCCCCGCCGGAATAGGAACCGCCATTGCGGAAATATTGGATATGTTCGATTTTAAATTTGCCGTCCTCAATGAACCAATAACATTTAAAACAATCCCGTAACATATTGGTAAATTGTTGTAAGGTCGTCGGGGCTTTTTGTGCGGGTTGCTGATATTCCCCGTTTATAATATTGGTTTTCTGTGATACAAGCAAACGGAAATTCAACCCGGATATTGGGTTGTTACCGCTGTATAAAAATTGACTGTATTCCGCCGTGGCTGCGTGTGTTATACCCGGTGCAATCTGATTGAGCAAAACGGATATACAAGACGCAACCGGGAACGCATCCCGCAAAGTATATGCTTTTCGTGCTTTTTCCTCTAATATCCAATCCATCAAATAAAACCCAAACCACAACGACGCATAACGCCACTTTGACCGGGCGATTGGATAAAACGTTTGTCCGTATATGGAATAAGGCGGCGCAAAATACTTTCCGTTGTCCGCTAATCCCCACTCGGTCGGGGTATCTGAAAAGTTGTTTGAAATAAACGCCACGTCGATTGCGTAACCAATCGCACGCCTATAATTACGGTTATTATCAACTATATCATCGGCGGGCAATGGATATGTATTAAGGTCTTCGATTTTCTCCACGTCGCACAAATACCGGGCGTATATATTATAACTTTTCATATCGGCGTGCATTGTTCCGGTTGCCCCGGAATCCTCGACGGCGGTTAAATCAAACTCCAACGTATCAAACGGGGACGTTGTAACCTTTTGATAACGGAACATTGCCACGTCGTCCGAACGTCGGCGTATCTCAACCAATGCAACCCCAAACGGCACGCCGTCAATTCGTTGTTGTGAAATATAGATATAATAATTAACATTCAATTCCGGGTATAATTTCCCCTCGAATGCGTCCGCACTTGCACCCGTTGCCATTCGTCCGGTATAAAGCCCGGATATTACCGCCGGGGAACCGTTGGACGTAATTTGTATTTCTTTCAATATATTGCACAAAGCAAAATGATAGGTTTGTACTAATGCGTTTTGGTCGGTCGTGGCGTTTGCGTCTTGTTCCCAATTCGTACCGCCCAAAAAACAAGAAACAACACTATCCCCCGGAACGTATATTTGAATTAATGGACGCTTGTTTATCGTTATCCGTTGGATTGTCGGGGCTAACGTTATTAAATTGTATTCCTTTTCCAATCCCGCCAACACGTCGTTATAATCGTCGATTGCGTCCGGTTGTACAACAACCTTTTTATCGTAATCGGTAAACGTGCAATCGGTTTTCATAAACTTGCCTTGAAAGTATTGGAACCATGTACGCCCGCCGTCGTCGCTCTTTTCAATGCAATACAAAAATTCATTGTCGAACGATTGACGGTTTATATAGTCGTAATCATCCCGGACAAAGGTAATTTTGCCGGATAATTTGGCACGATAAAACCGTTGGTTGGTTTCTAATTCGTACTCCTTTGCCAAATCGTCCTTATAAATCGGATGCACGGTTTGACCTTGTAAGACGTTCGGGGCGTCCAACGTTCCCAATCTCAACCATGCCGTCCCGTCGGCGTAATGCGCTTTGATTACATTAAACCGGATATATGCGGCATTGCTTGGTATGTCAAATTCCGTATTTGTGGCGGACGGGTCGCTCCCCCAACCGCCGATAATTTTTTTATTGCTATCGTAAAATGCTCCCCCGGATTGCGTGGTGAAATTCTGAAACAATTTGCGGGGGTACACATTCCCAACCGGGACAAAAGTACGGGTATAATAGAACTTTGTACTATTCCCGTTTATGTTCCCGGTTATGTGACTTATCGCCCCGTTCGCTAAAAACGCATTTACAAATGAATGTCTATAAATCGGGTTCATATCAATTTTTAATTTTACGTGTCAAATTCTTGTAAACCTCAATAACATTGCCGTTGCCATCGACGTAACGACGGCGGCGGTTTTGTTCCTTAATCTCCCTTACATCGTCTTTTAAATCCCGCAAATCCGGTGCGTTATTTTGTTGAACCGTTACATTAATGCCGTCGGTATTGTAGGCATTAAGGTACTTTTGGGGGAATGTTCCCCGGTTCAAACTATTTATTACGTCCGGGATTAAACGACGGAAACGGCGGGAATTACGTTTATTGATAACGGCGAAAAATTCGCCTCCCTCGGCACGTCGGCGGGTTCCGTCCGGTTTCGTTCCTAAATCAATATCATTTCCGCTTTGGTGCGAACCGCCCTCCAAAAGTTCAACGGTACCGTCGCCGTATGTTTCCGTTCCTCCGTTTCCTCCGGTCTGTTTTGCCAATTGCGCCGCCTTGATTTTAGACGCTGCAAAACTCGCCCACATTACGGCAATTGCAGGTATTGCAAACGGGAAACCTAATTGCGACCATATCAGCGCCGTTGCTGTTACCATGTTTCCGATTTGCTGCAATGTTTGTATTGCTGCCTGCTGTTTTTGCGCTTTCTGTTGTTCTTTCAACGCTTTTTCTTGGTTTTTCTTTGCCAAATCCAACTCCTTTTGCGCTTGTACAACATTATTGGCGTACCCGTTTGCCCTTGCTTCCAATTCTGCATCCAACGCCGATTGTGCGGCGGAAACCTCTTTATCCGCTTGCTCAACGGCTGCATCTGCTGCGGCAACACGTGCCGCCGTGAATGTATTTAACGCATCCAATGCGTATTGCATAGACGTATTAATTGCCTCTTTTTGGTCGTCGTCCAAATTAAGCCCAAACAAACCGTAAATGTCTGTTCCTCGTTCCTCCCCTTTGGATTGCTCAATTTCTTGGTCTATTTTTTTAATAGTGTTTTGAATTGTTTGTACCTCAACATCAGACAATTTATTGGCGGCTTGCTGATTTAATTCTAAAACCTTTTGCAAACGTTCCTTTTCTGCTTGCAAACGGAATTGAGTTTTCCGGGCTTCTGAATTTCTCAACAAATCAAACTCCGATTGTGCCAACGCTTGTTGTTGGTCGAATATCTGTAATTGCGCTTGCAAATATTCGTCCGCAATTCCGGCTCCCTTTGCGTCAAAACTTGCATTAATCGCCGCGGCGTCCTGCTGTTGCCCGGTCGGTTTCTGTTGGTTCTGTAATAATGCGGTTTGTCTTTCGTTTTCCAACAACTGCATCCGCAATTGTTTTTCCTGCTCGCTTCCCTCTTTGACTGCTTGCAAACGTAATTCAATGCTTTCTTTCTGTAACGCTAATTCCTGCAATTGTCGGTCTTGTTCGATTTTCAATAACGCCTCGGTTAGTTGCTGTTCCAACGCCGTAATTGTGGCGTTTATCGCTTGACGTCCGGTTTCGTTCAAATCCTTTTCGGTCTGCAATTGGTGTTGTAAATCCTCAATTTGGCGGGAATACTGATATTGCGTTTGTTGGCGACGCTTTGCCCATTCGTCGGTTTCCAGCTGCAATTGTGCATCCTGCAATTTTCGGGTTGCTTCCAAATTCTTTTTATAAGCCGCTTCAATTTGCTTTGCTTGTTGTTCTGCTGCCTTTTCCGCATCGCTTTTACCCCTTGGCGTTACGGTTGGGTTCTGTGTCGTTACGGGCTTATTGTCTGTTTGTGGCGTCGGGGTATCTCCAACAGAAACCGGGATTGTTAACGGTTTTATTTTCTTTTGCATACCCTCCAAACCCTCTTGGAAATTTTCTGTTATGTCTTTAACTTGGGCTTTAACCAAATTTCCGTACGCTGCTGCATAATCTGCCAATCCTTTTTTTACGTCGTCAAAATCTAACGTAAACGCCCCCTTTAATGCGGTTCCGGTTGCTTTGACTATATCAATAAAGAATCCAAACAAATTTCCCAACGTATCAAATGTTGTTTTGAATCCGGCAACAATCCCATTCCAAATTGCACGTATCAAAACACTTTCATTATATAACTCAATCAAGTAATTGACAACATCAATAACCCCTTTTATTATCGCCGTCAATCCTTGGTTAACAAAAACTTTTGCCTGCGTTGTCAACGTTTCAAAATTTCCTCCGGTTGCGTCAAACAACCCGGATAATGCGTTTTGCAACTCAATTTGGCTTTGCAATTGTTCCTCCTGCAATTGCGCCAAAACTCCGGCTTTCCCTTTTACTTCATCCATGTTTGTTGAAATATCTTTCAACGTGCGCAAATACTGCAATCCGGCGTCCTCTCCGGGACCCCCGAATATATCTGCAATTGCAGCCCCGACCGTTGCCGCATTATCCGGCAATTCTGCCAATTTTGCGGAAACGTCTTGTATAACATCGAACGTTGTTTTGGTTCCGGTCTGCAAATCTTTTTGAACTTGTTCCGACGAAATACCGATACCGTCCAAAGCCGCCGCCGTCGCCGTCGTCATTTCACGCAAACGCAAATTTGCCTCCTTAATTGCGTCAACGCCTTTGTCCGAAAAGATACCCATTTTGTTTGTTTGGGCTACAATCGCAACAAATTGGTCTGCTGATATTCCAGCCTCTTTGAAATATGCCGGGTATTCTTTCAACGTGTCTAAAAATTCCCCGTTCGCATCGGCTCCGGACAAAAAACCATCCTTAACCAACTGCAATGCCTCATTTGCAGAAATACCAAATTGTTTTGATAATGCGTTTGTTGCAATCAATGTTTCCCGGAAATCTGCGTTGAATGAATCGGCGACGGCTTGCACCTCATTTCTAAACGCTTTCAAATCATCGCCACTTTTCCCGGTAAATTGTTGCGTCAATCTCGTTGCCTCAACTAACCCGGCGTTATAATCGTACCACCATTTAAACGCCGCACCCGCCGCCGCAATTCCGGCAATCGCCAAAAAAACCGGGTTTGAAAGTAATCCCAACAAAGTTTTTCCCAATGCTTTTGCCCCGTCGCCAATAGCTGTAAAAACGGCTTTACTTTCAGCCCCGCCACGTCCTAACGCCAAAAGACTTTCGCCAAATGCGCTATTTAAACCTAACGTTTCTTTTAATTTGTCGCCATACGCAATAATTGCGTCGGACGCCTCCGTATAATTTCCGACGTTCAATTGAAATTTCCCGGTTGCTTCCTGCAAACGTTTCATTTCTTCGTATATTTCTTTGGTTTGTGCAACCAATTTTCGCCCCTCCTCGGTGTTTTCCCGTTCGGCTTTAGTCATGTTGTTTAAATAAATCTTATTCAATGAATATTGCGCCGATAAACGGTTATAACTACCCTCGGCGGATTGATTTATTTTCACAATCAGTTTATTAATTTGGTTCGCTTCCTGCTGTGCCAATTTTAACTCGGCTAACTTTTTGGCGTTCTCGCTTTCTGCAAACGCCAAATCACGTTGCGCACGTGCCAAACGTTCCGCATCGTCTGCGGCTTTCTTGGTTGTGTTCCTGCCGTCCTCGGTTGCCCCGGAAACCTTTTGCAGAACCGCCGCCAACTGAATTGCTTCCGCCCTAATATTTTTCAACGCATTTGTATATGCGTCTGAAAGTTCATCCAATTGCTTTATCAAATCAGTAATCGAATTATCGGGGCTTACCAAATCAGAATATTTAATTGGGTTGTTGTTATCTGCCATATATCCGACTATTTGTTTTTGTTATTTTCGGGCAATTTGCCCTACAATCAATTTTCTTTTCTCAAATGTATAATTTATCGTCTGAAAAAATAAAACACCTTAAATCGCCTTATTTTGGCTTTTTCTGCTTGCTTTTTTCGCTTGCTCCTTAATGTATTCAAATGCGTTGTAATATTCCAAAACGGTAAACGATTTTGGGTTTACGTGCAAATGTTGGGACAACATCAAACACATATTTTCAAACTGCTTGTCGTATTGTATTTCCACGCTATCCGACCCGCTAAACGATTTGGGTTTTGTATAAGTCAACAACAACGTCGTAATATGGTCTATTTCTTCCCGTTTGTCGCTTTCGTCCCCCTTTATTATCGCATCCAACATTAACATCGTGCGTTGCTTCAATTGGTCGTAATACTCTTTAACCGTGGCGTCGTCGAATAGTTTAGGAAAATACAATTGCAATTCTTCATCTATTTTTTTTTTGACCGCTTCCAATTGGGCGGTCAACTCGGCGTTCGGCGCATCGGCGAATAAATCCAATACCTTTTGCAAACCGTCCGCCGTCATATCGTTGTATTCGGTTCCGTCCACGGACTTAACCAAACAGGCAAACGCCAAATACTTTGGCGATATGGCGGATTGGACGAAATAAACGTTTTGCCGCAAATTATCCAATTCCTTTTCCGCCAAATCCGGCTTTTCCTTTCGGATAAACCGGATTGCCTTTTCAATATGCGCATCCCAATCGTTCAAATCCGACCCAACCCCGGCGTCGATAAGCAACATTTTGTTATATGCGTGAAATCGCAAAATCGGCAATTCGTCGATACTGTCGTACAACACAACCGCCCGTTCCCCTATCTTTGTCGTTTTCATAAGAGTATGCGGGTTATGACTGTTGAACAAAACGGAACCAATAACAATGCCGGGTTCCCGGTGCATATAGCAAACAGGACGGACAAAACGACCCCCGCCCACCATGATAAGCAAAAGCCGCAATTGAACATCTTAACAAAAAAGTCGTTGCCGTGAACTTGGACGTACTCAATAACGCCCCACTTTTTTAACAGGGTCAACAGGAACGCCGCCACGGTTGCCACGACCAAAACCCAAATAATGAAAGTTACCATATCGTTAAATGTTACAAGGTTGATTAACTGACAATACACCCTCAAAGCGAAAACCGCCGAACGGGTGCATTAAAAATTGATTATCTATTTCGTCCAACGTAAACCCACGGTACACGTTTTCCGCCAACTCATAAATCCGGTTTATTACAATCGTCCCGTCTTTCAGCCAAAAACCGCCATTTAGGACGGTCAATATTTCGTTCTTCAATGCCTCGGTATTCCGGTTGTTGAGTTGACCGGGGTAAACCTTGCGCAAATCGAACCAAACAATAAGAGAAAACGGGGCTTTAATCTCGCTTTGCTCTTTGGGAACCCAACCGACCGTTTGCGGGTCGTCTATCCAAAAGAACGAAAAATTGCCAATATTGGCATCCGGGGAAACGTCGATATAATCATTGTCGCCTCTCCATTCCGTCCCGCCCGCATATACGTTCGGGGTATAATAGCGTTTGCCCTGTATCACTTTGGCGATACGTTGCGCCCGCCCAAATGCGATGTCCAACCAATCGACGTTATCCATTAACCCGGTTTGTATGTTCCCCAAAACCCGGTCGATTAAAACCGGGTTGGGAATTATAGGGGTTGTTCTTTTATTCGTTGCCATATAATACGTTTTTTGCTTTCTTCATTAAGTCCGGGAATATATATTGCCAAATCAACGCCGCAATATTTTCGTCCGTCAATCCCAATATTTGCCGCCCGTACTTTTTTATTAAGTCCTCCGTTTTGAAATCCGACGCTTTTATTTCAAACTGTTTGTCGCCGACTTCCAAAAAAAACGACGCTTCAAAATCCCCGGTATCCCGTAACGTTACCCGGTTTGTCGGCTGTCCCTTTTCCTCCTTTATGGCTATCGTCAACGGCGAATACGGGGCGTAATCCATAATATCCACGCCCAAACGGTTAATACCTTGTTCAAACAATTGTTCCTCGGCATTCATATCAACAATATAGGCGTCATTGTCCCAAATGATTTGTTGAATGTATGCGCCGGACGATAACCCGTTGTTGAATGTGGCAACCCGGTTGCGTAAATCCTGTATTGACTTTAACCCCGCCATAATCTTACGTTGTCCGGTATTTTACACCGTGGTTATTACAAGTAAGGCAAATACGGTCGATACCCTGCGTATCCAACCGCAACGCCTCGTATGCTTTTTTAAGGTCATAACCCAAACCGCCGGGGCGACCCTCAACGTTGCCGTCCAATTCGTAAAGAATTTCCAACCGGGTTGCGTTTACTTGGTTCCGGTTTACCTTAACATCGGGGTTCATTGCCAACGTGCGCAACATGATTGCGGCGACCTGTCGTTGGATAACCGTTTGGAAAATTTGCCTTTCCTTAATGATAAAATCCGTTAGGTCGCAACCAACGGTTATTTCGCAATTCAACCCGTAATTCTGCGTATTGGTGTACATCGTCAACGCAATATCCCACAACTCCGGGTATTCGTCGAATGTTTCCGGGGCGTTCATCATAAACGGGGATACCTGTAAATACTTGGTTATTTCCCGCCAACGCTCCAAATCAACGTAACCCGTACACGTCCCGCACGGCTCCCGGCTCCAATCCTTTGTCATGTTAATTGCCTGCATCCCGGCGGGCAAATCGTTTTGGTTGTAACAAAGGAACCACGACCCCCCGGCGTTGTTTCCGGTACTGATATACGGCAAATAACAATCTTTCAACGGGAACCATTGAAAACCGCCGTTTGTCTGCGTAAAATTCAAATCAAACGTCTTTATCGGGTCAATTTGGGACGAATGGAAAAGATACATACGAACAACCCCGGTTGCGCCCGTCATTTGCAACCCGATTTGTTCGATTTTCATTGTTACGCCCATAGAACGAACCGGGACAATTTCAAACCCGACTAACTTATGATTATTCGGCAACGTCGCCCGGATACGTCCCGCACCGTCAAAGAACGTGCGCCGTTCCAATAGGTTCTTTGTTTCCTTATCCAATCCCTTTATTTGCGTGAATGTTTGTACCATTTGCGCAATACCGTTACGGGTCAACCGCTCCAAATAATCGGAAATGAAATTGTACGGTTGCCAATATGGGTTGCCGTAATCGTCGTTGTAATCGTCGTTAAAATCGCTTTCGGTCGGTTCCTCGTTTTGGTTGTCCCGTGCGGCAATCCAAACTTTGTTGTTGTGGCGAACCTTTGCCCCGGCTTTGTATTCCGGTATCATATTCCAAACCGGATATTGAAAAACGAAATCATCCGGGACGATTGCCCGGACATTATCCAAAGTAACAAGGGGGTGCGCACCTTGAAACGTCAAACCGCTTTCCGTCTGCGTTAAATTGTCGTCTATCGCCTTTGCCGGGTCGTATGATTGTTCCCACCCGACGACGTGCAATAATGCGTCCTGTATTTCTTTTAATCGGTACATCTGCGTTTGAAATAAATAAGGGGGCGGGGATAACCACCCCGTCCCCTCGGTTTAACAATTCGTTATGCTCCGGCGTTATGCGCCACCTCCGGCGGGAAATTCCCCGGCGTTGGTTACATATACAGGCATACCCAACGGTTCGTTCGGATTGCGGGCGGCAATCTCGGCTTTGATAATTGGGTTTGCCACGGTATTCGGGTTGCTGTTGTAAGCAACCATATACGCCACGTCAACCGAAAATCCGAAATACTCCTTAACGGCGCACGTCAAATCGGCGGTTGCGTCGCCCATGATTGCGGACTGGTCGCCAACGGCGGTGTAATAGTGCGAACCAACGGGCAAATCAATGTACGGCAAACGTACAACGTCCCATTCGTGGAAATTCGCACGGGTACGGCGCAATGCCTCACGGTCAACACGTGTAAGGATACCAACATTACCGTCAGCAACGGCAAACATGGTTCCCATTTTGCCCGATTCATCGGTTACGTTGTTCGTGTAGTGCAAAACCTTGTTGTCGTACTCCATGCGCTTGTTTACGTCGTTGTAAACGCCATGTTGTGCAAGTTTACGGATAAGGCTATCAACCCCGGCGTTGGCGATAATGTGGATATATTCCGGGTAACAGTTAGCCCGCATAATCGGGTTAATATCGCCCAAAATCTCGGTCGCCATTTGGGTTGGAACCTGTACCACGTTGCCCGACTTCGTGTAATTAAGCAACGTTTTGAACACCTGCGTTTTGTTTGCCTCCAATGCGGCAACGGCTCCGACGTCCAATTTGTCCGCCAAAGCCCGGCACGTCTTTTCCATTTTGCGCAAAAAGTCGTGTTCGTAGGAAATTTCGTTGTTCATGTAGGCGGCAGGAACCATTGTAAAGCCAATGGCATAAGTCGCCCAAACAACCGTTACCAATGCGGACGTATTTTCATCGTCAGCGATAACGCACGAACGGACATTGCTAACCTGTACATCGCCGTCGTAATTGATAACGGGTACTTGTACCGTGTTACCAATAGACGCAAACGCACGGTCACGCAAATTGGGGTTAATGATTGAGGACGGGGCGTTGGTTTGCTCAATGAAAAAATCCAATGCGCCATACTCACACGGGCGGGTCATATTACGGTCTAATTCCGGGTTTTCAATCCGCCAATTCTGCAATCTTGTTGCTACTAATGACATAATGTAAAAATTTAATTGTTATTAAATGCGGGTTTACCCTTTACCCGTGATTGTTTACTTTTCCGGCAATGCGGCAATATTGTTGTCCTGCCATGCCTGTTTCATTGCGGCGTCGAACTTTTCGGAACCCGCCGTTAAGCCCTGCGCCATAAGGTTTGCGGCGATTGCTTCGTAAGCCTCGACACGGGTTTTTGCGCCCGTTACGTCAATGGTTGTTCCGCTACCACCGCCGGAACCGCCCCCCGGGGGAACCGTTCCGCCGCCTCCGGCTTGGCGTCCCTTATCCAAAATACCCATTGTTTCCAATTCCTTTGCCAACAGGTCGCCGGGGGTGTACGGGTTCAACTGATTGTTCGGGTTACGCATAATTGCGCCGCTTTCGTCCTTAAAAGCAATGATTTTGCCGCCTTTGCCGTCGTCGATATATTCGGGGTTCATACCCTTAATTTTGTCGATTGCTTGCGCTAACAAAACCTTTGTTGCGCTTTCGGGCAATCCCGGTTTGAATTTCAACCCGGCGGTTGCGGTCTGCAATGCACCCTCGATACGAACGCCGAACAACTCCGTTTGGAATTTCTTTTCGGCTTCATCGTACTTTCTTTTGAGGTCGTTAAACTGCGTTGTTACCGCCGTTAAATCGGCTTTCGCCTGTTTCAACGCCTTTGCCGTTTCCGCATCGGTCGCACCGTCGGCAATTGCCTTTTCCAAACGTGCCTTTTCTTTCGTCAGACTGTCGATTTGGGTTTGCAATGCGCTTGCGCTTTCCGCTTTGGTTTTGAACTCGGCGACCACACGTTTTGCGTAATCAAACGTCTTTTCGGTTCCGTTCTTTTCGATACCGGACGCCGCCAAAATATCGGCATCCAATCCGCCGTAAATTTCGCCCGTCTTTTTGGCGATAACGCTATTTTCGTCGTTGGCGGACAATGTTGTAATTGCCGCAATTTGTTCGTCGGTTAATCCGGCTAATGCCGCATTTGCAATTAAAATTTCTCTCGTTAACATAATTCTTTCCCTTTGAATTAATTAAGTGCGATTGCTGCTACTGCTCCGCTGTTTGCGTTAATAATATCAATTGTGTATTTTGGCGAATCCCCGGTTGTATCAACCAACCAACTAACAACACGTGCATGGCTGATTTTATTTTCAACCTCTTTTGTTACCAAAATGACGTCGGCAATTGTTCCGCCCTCAATACATTCAATCAACTTTTTCTTTGTGCCGCCATCCAATGCGGCGGCGGTTGTTGTTACTTCAATAACCAAATTGTCCTGCTGTGCAATCTGTGCCATAATCGTATTTTTAATAGTTTAATACTCTGTTACTTTTTCGCTCCGGGTTTGCCCTCGGCTTCTGCCTTTGCATCGGCTTTGGTTTCTTTGGCGGGTTCCGCCGGGATAACTCCCGCCGCTTTCAATTCCGCCAAAATTTCAGCCTTTAACGCCGCTTTTTCCTCGGCTTTGGCTTTCGCCTCGGCTTCTGCCTTTGCCTTTGCATCGGCGGCGGCTTTTTCCTCGGCGGCTTTCTGCTGTGCGGCGGTTCGTGCCGCTTTTTCCTCGGCTTGCGCCTTGACGTACTCGTTGGGGTCGTGCAATACGGTAATCGTGTAACCCTGTTTTTTCAGTGCGTCCAAAATGCCGTTTTCAAACGACTTTTTGCCGAACTTTTGGATACGGGGAACGGATAAGCGTTTGCCCGTTTCGCTGTCAAACTTGCGCACCTCAATAACGCAATGATACAAATGTTGTTCGTTGCTCGGTACAATGTAATTTTCGGGGGTGACGTCGGTAATTGCGACGTCCTTTGTTTTACCATCGTTTACTTTTACTCTCATAATTTAATTTATTTATTAAATTTCCAAATATAATTTCCGGCTGTTTTATACCTACCAATACAACATGCACGTATATTTTGATATGCAATTCCTGTAATAGTTTGAGCATCTGTTAATGTCGCATAAGTAGCAATATAATTACCTCTTAAATCATATTGATTAACAGAAACTCCACACGCTTTACGCATTGCACGCTTTCGGTTAATAATTGATAATTCAAAATTAGCGTTCTCTTTTGGAGTACACCAACGTAAATTATCAATTCTATTATCCGTTTTAATACCGTTGATATGGTCTATATAATTTTTGCCGTCAACTTTAACTAAAAATGTTTCAGCAACTAATTTATGAACATGATATGTTTTTTGTTTGTGGTTAGCATATAAAGATAAAACAGCATAACCCATATTGTTGATATAAGGCTTTAGTAATTTGATTTTCCCTTTTTTCAAACTACGGATACGCCCTAATGTACTAACTTGGTATATGCCGGAATAACCTTGTATATCCTGCCAAACCTCACTACTTAACATTGTGTTCATTTGCGTAATCATTAAATTTACTTGTTATTACTGAAATCTTTTGGTCGAATGGTATTTGCGTTCCAAACTCCAAAATGTTTGTATTCTCCCGTTCAAACCTGCGGACAAAGTTAGCGAAATTCAACTTTATACGCAATTCATTCTCCGGGATTAAGTTACGCCCGTACAAATCCAATACCTCGTTCCGGGTCAAATGGCGGTACGGCTCCAATTCTGCCAATATCAACATACGTTGCAATTGGGTTGGGTTGTTCCGGTACTCCGTTTCGATAATCTGATTTTGTAGGGCGTCCAATTCTGCCTCACTTGCGCCGCTTTCCTTTGCCGACTTGTAACGGTTCCGCAACTCGCTTGCGTCGTACAAATAGAACTCCGTGCCGTAATTGACTTTTGCAGATACGAACATATCGCCGTATCGCAATCGGCAAACCGTTTCATCGACGAACTGTTGGGCGGCTTCAAAGCCTTTTTTCACTCGGTTTAATACCGTGCTTTGGCTCTCAAATGCGGCTTTAACCTGTTGTTCGTTGAATGCCTCCCGTTGGGTTACTTCCTCGTTTTGTCCGACAATTGCGGTAATAATGTTTTCCCGCAATCGCTTTTCTTCCTCAACGTTATAATCCAAACTTGAACGGTCAACGGTCAACATTTGTACCGGGTTCCGCAAATCGGGTTGTTTGTCCCCGTCCGGTATCGGTATTTCAACAAAGGAACCCGCCCCGGTAATCCGTTTGTCGCCGCACTTGGGGCAACGCATCAATAACCCGGCTTGGTCTAACCTGTAATACCCTTGTTTGTCTTTCAAAAATCCACCGTCGCAGTAATCGCCGTTTTCGGCGTTAGTAAAGTCGCACGATTGTTCGTAACCGGAATATATCGGGTACGACCCGTACATATCCAAATGTCGCTTTGATATATGGAAAAACAAAAACCAATCCAACGCCTCCAATTCATTTGTTAGCGGGGATTGCTTAACGTCCGGTTCTCGTAAATTCATTGGCTCATCCCAAAAGAAACGGGCGGGGCAATAGCGCAAATCGTGTGGGTTGTCAACCAATAATTCGCCTATGTTGCCGTCTTTGTCCTCTGCAAATACCCTGTATCGTTCATCGTCAATAACTGCAATACGTTTATCGGGTTGGCGGAAAATTATCCAATCCATAACCCAGGTTGTCCGGTTTGCTTCAAAGGTTATGACGCTTTCGATAGGTAGCCAATAAAAATACGGGGTTGGGTATCGGTCGGCGGGGTTTTGCTCGGCGGGCAAATCAACTATTAAGACGCTGTTTATTTCCGTCTTGAAAAACTCCCAACCTTTTGTACTCCAAATTTGCGGCTCCCCTAAAACGCTTTGTCGGTAATACTCCCAATCGTCCCGTTGTTCCGTGTTTTGGAATTGATAGTTGAACGCCGGGTTACGACCGTCGAAAATACGGCTTAATTTCTTAAAACAAACGTCCGTTACCTCGTTGGTACGAACGGGGTAACGGAACAATGTTTTGAAGATTTTGAATTTATCGTGCGGGATAAGATTTTGAACCCATGCCAAAAAATCGGTCGTGGGTAAACACATTAAGGGCGTTACGTTGGTTTGGGCGTGAAATTTAATGCGATTTTGGTGTATGACCGCTTTATTTATCGTCGCCTTTTTCCTCGGTTCCGTTATTTCCTTTCTTATGCGTTTTATATCTAATCCCATTTTCTTTGCTAAATTCAAAAGGTGTTTTTTCGGGCAACTGCCAACCGCCATTGTTAGGCATCCGCAACAGGCGTTCGGCGTGGTTAATCTCAAATTCTTCGGTCGTGTTAAGGGTCGGACACTCCAACACGACCTTTGTAACTTTCGCCGTCATTACTCTTGTGCGGGTTTCAAATCCGTAAGCGGGTTAAACGCCGGGGCAACAATCGCCAAATCGTCCGACCAATTCGGCAAAAACGACCATTGTATTGCGTTGCTGTCCGGGGCTTCCAATCCGCCCAACGTCTTATCGCCGATAAACAACGAACGTATCGGTATCGGGTAATATGTACCGTCCGTTGTGGCGTCCTTAATGGCTCCAATTGCGCCGTTTTCGTCGAAAATGTAGATACCCAAATTGTCGCCCCAACTTTCGCATTGCATTTCCTTTAATGCTTTAATAACCTCCTGCGGGGCTTTGCGGATAACTCCGGTAAACGGGGTTGGTTCACGTCCAATAATTTCTTCGACGCCTCCCAACGTTTCGTTACCGCCTCCAAAGGTGCGGGCGGCTCCCGCCTCGGCGGTCGGGGCTTGGATATACGGCGAAACAACTACTTTCGTGCTATCCGCCGCCGATAACAGGGGCGTCCACGACGCTAACGCCGTAATCGCTTTTTCACTCGTAAAACTGTTTTTGCTTCCGTCGTCTTTCATAAGACGTTGAAAAGCCACTTTTTGAACCTGTCCGAAACTTTCCGAACACGTAATTGCGGGTACATCGGGCAACGCCGCCGCCGCTGGACATTTACAAATCATACTTCTTTGTTTTTAACGTTAAAAATATTGTTACTTTCTCCGGGGCTGTCCCTTTGCCCCCTTGTTTCGGTTACAAAGTTATAAACTTTTTCCCGGATAATCTTGCATATCTCATAAATATTGCTAATTGCGTCGTCTTACGCCTCGGTTTGCGTGTGCGTATGGCTGTATATTGCCGTCCGCAATCTCCTTTTCATATATCCCGGTCAATCCGTCCTCCGGGTCGTCGTGCGTGTTGGCTCCGAAATTGCGCAAAAATCCGGTTACATGGTCGTAAACGGCTTTGTACCGGGTTTCCCAACCGAACGGCATAATTATATGTTGATTAACCATTGCGGACGCTGTTATTATCCGGCTTTCCTTGTTGCCCCCTTGATAAAACGGGTCTGTAATCGCCCGGACTTTCTTTTTGATAACCTTTTCATAACCCGCACCACCGTTGTTGCTCTCAACCCACGCTTTTTGCGTCCCGTTCCGGTTAATCATCGCCGGGACGGTTACGGTTGTAACGTCCGTATTTTCGTCCGTCATTTCCATATCTGTAATAAGGGCAAACAATATCGGCTCCATGCGCTTTGTTTTCTCGTTGAAAAACATATTGTCGGACTTATACACGTCATACGTTGCGGCAAACAACAGGTCGTCGCCCTCATCGGCAACGTCAATGTATGCGCCGGAACGAATGTACGTGCCGTAATCGGATTTTTCGACCCACGTTTTGAAAGGTTGGTACAATCGACCCTCGGCGGAACCGGGGTTGCCTTGATAGAGGCATTGAAATTGCACCGGGTCTAATGCCTTTTGCGCTTCCAACTTTTGCTTACTGTGTCGGCTTTCCCATAATGCCGCCCCCGGTTCCCGTGGGTCTATCTCGGTCGGTTCCCCGGTTTTCAGCCCCTCAAAGTTTATGCGCACCCACGCCCCCGGCGTTACGTTCTCCAAATCCGCCCAACACTTAACATCAATAATCGTTTCGCCGCTCTTTTCAATTCGCCCTATCAAATCGTCGTCGTGCCAACGGGTAAATACAATCAATTCTTGACTATCGTTGTGTAAACGGGTGCGTACAACGGTCGTGTACCATTTCCACGCCGCCGCCCGTACTATCGGGCTGTTACCCTCGGCGTAATCCTTATACACGTCGTCCAATATCGAAACGTCCACGGTTTTAGACGTCAGCGAACCGCCACGACCGACGACACGCAACGACCCCTTATGCCCGACCATTTCGATAACATCGGAATTGCGCAAATAGGTATTCGACATTGTTACGACGTTCGACCCATTTAAGTACGTGCCGGGGAATAATTCACGATACCGGGGCGTGTCGATTATTCGTTGAACGTCCCGGTTAAAATCCCGTGCGATTGTCGCCGCATACGAACCGATACATATTTTGCGGTCGGGGTCTAACCCCAACATAAATGCGGGTAATTTTCGGCTTGACCCCTCCGATTTGCCATGTTGCGGCGGCTGTTGTACAATCATCTTTCGTATTTTTCCGTGCGCAAACTTATCCAACAGGGTATAATATACAACGTGGAACGGTTCCAATACCAAATCCGGTTGCATATACCGGGCAAAGTTGATAAGGCGTTTACGGGCGGCGGCTCGCACCAATTCGCCGGGGTCTGCCTTGATTGCCTCGTACATCTTCAATAATTCCTCGTTACTCATGGTCGTACAATTTTATCGGGTGTAACTATCAATTCGCCGGGCTTTTTCGGTATCCAATTCAAACACGCCGTTTCGCTCCTTATCCGGCAACGGTTCGGGCTAAACGGACAACGGCAACAAATCGGCAATCTATTTGCAACATCCAAATTCTCATGGTCGAAATACCAAACCCCGTGTCCGCAATCCCCGCAATAATGGTTCGTTTTGGTTACAACCTGTTTAACAACATTCATTCGCTTTGCCATTATTGCGCCCCTCCTTTCTCGGCGATTGTCTTTTGAAATTCGGCGGACTGCAATTTGTCGGCGACGGCAAACAACAGGTCGTCCGGGATTGCCTTAACATCGTATTTCGGTTTATCGTCGTCCGTCCCGGCGTTGTATCCGGGGATTTCGATTTTAACGGGTGCATCAAATCCCAACATCTTTGCCCGGCGTTGTTGAATGTTCAACAACAAATCCAAAAACCGGGGATTGCCCGCCGACGTTTCAACGGTCGTTTCGTCATACCCGTAATATTCCGGGTCGCCGTCGGTCGCATCCGTTTTGATAGGACGCCCCCGGTTGGTTTTCTCTTTGGTGCGCTGCTTCCCGGTTTTGGATACCTCCCACGCCTCCCACGCTTGTTGCTCCATTTTATCCAACTTGCGCAATTCCTGCGTAACATATTCGTCGATTGTTTCCAACCGTTCCCGCTTCCATTCGATAAGGCATTGTTGCAAATCGTAATAAACCATTTGAAAGGTTATTGTATAACCCATTCCACGGGCGGACAAATCCCGGTTCAATGCGTCCGCAATTTCCCGGTACGAATAACCACGCAAAAATAAATCGGCACAAAACCGAATGTCATAAATTCGTTGTTCCTCGGAACGTTTGTTGTAGCCTAATGGCTTCTTTCTCTTTTTCATCGTCCAACCTCTTTAATCGTCAAATCGTATTCCCATACATACCCGCCCGCCGTTTTATACACTCCTTTACAACATCGGGTAATTGTTATATTTTTTATTCCCGTTTTTCTTTCCGCTTCCCTTATAGATTTATACCGGGCAATTTCGTTTCCGGATTTTGAACGTTGTATTACAGGTTTAGCAATTTTATTATATTTGCCGTTATATGTATTGTTATACTGATTATCGCACCATTCCAAATTATCGGCATTATTATTAAACTTGTTTTCGTCCTTATGATTTATTTGTTTCCGGTTATTTAGATTTTGAACAAATGCCATTGCAACCAATCTATGAACCAATAACGCATTTGGTTTTCCGGACTTCGATAACCTTACTTGCAAATAACCTTTGCCGCTTACAGTTGGTTTTAGCAACTTGGGTTTTCCTGTCCTCCCATAATTGAGGCTTTTTACATTACCATAATTGGATATTTGGTAATTCTCAAAACCGGGTATATCTTTCCAAACTTCCATATCTTTTTTTTGCAAAGGTAACAAATGTTTTTCGATTGCAAGTTATTTGCACGGAATTTCCATTTTAAGAGGCTTTATTGTCTTAACCAATACTTTCTATATCTCGGCGGTTATCTTTTAACCACGGGGCAAATTTACGGCTTTTTCGCCGCATTGCCAACCGTTTGTTCTCTCTCACATATAAACGGCAAAACCCCGGCTTTGTTTTCCGGGGCTTGCGCTCTCTTATTCGGTCGGCAAATCGACCGTCAGTAACACGGGTTGCAATGGCTGATTAAACGTTAGTACGGATAAATGAATTGTCCCCGTTTCTTGTATTCGCTTCAATTCGTCCGGGGATAATTCCCATTTCGTTATTATCAATCCTTGCGGGTCGTCGGGTACTTTCATTGCGGGCAATGGTAGGTATTCCGGTTGGTCTTTTGCAAAAACCACATTTACGCCGGGAAATTCAACGGGTTTCATTTCCGCCCTCCTTTCTTGGCTTCTTTCTGAATCTGCGTTTCTTTTCGGGAACCTCAATGCGTTGTATCTCAACACGTGCGCCCAACGCCTTTCCCAATATCCCGGCAACTTTTTTCACTTCCTCCGGAATATCCGTTTCCGGCTTCCCGGACGCATCGGCGTTTATCTGTTTAAGCAATCCGGCAATCGCCGCTTTTTCCTCTTTGTCTTTTGTTGTCTTGAAACGCTGAATCAGATTTGCAATTGGTTGCGTTCTCATAAAGTCAGCACATTTAAAACGGTCTTTGCAAATATTGCAATCATCCGGGTAATTGTGTTTTGCATCCTGCGAACTCTTTTCGTCTGCCTTTCTGAATCCGTGCCATTCGTCACGGCGGGCGATTGCTTCCGTAAATACCGCCATTGCATCAATACAAATTTCTGCCAAAATATAATCCGGGGTATCTCTCATTTCCTTTTCTAAACCGTGCTTATTAATAAGTTCGGTTAGTTCTTGTTTAAAATCTTTTTTCATACGCTTAAACTTCTACATGTTCAATTTGTGGTAACTTCTTTATGTATTCCAACATCGCCGTTTTGCTTTCCTCGGCGGTTTCCTGCTGCATATTACCGCAAACCGGGCTTTCCGGTTTGTTGTGTGGGTGTTTGCGCATAAATTCCGGGTTTTTCTCACGTCCTGCAATTTTAGTATATGCCATTTCCTGCAATTCTTTTTGGGAATATCCAAACAATGCTGCAATATGGAACAATACGGCGTTCAAATCTGCTAACTCGTCTATAATTTCCGACGTGTTTTCCGGTATTATTCCATTTACCAACATATCATCAGCAACAACAAACAATTCGTGGTATTCCTCTGTAAGTTTTAAAAATCTCATTTGAAAGTTTTTGCCGAAAAGTTTATTCATCTTTTCAAACAATCTCTTTTCGTCAAAGGTCAATCCGGCGGTATTGGCGTCTTTTTCTTCAAAATTAGCCATAAACGTTTGCATATCCATTTTGCCAAATTTTCCGTCCGGTGTCAATACAATAAAATTTCCCTCCGGTACGTCCAACATTACGCCGTTTTCGGTCGGGAATGAATAAACCGCCAAACCTCCGGGCGTTCTCGGAATCTGCATTGTTCCGCCTCCGGTAAAAATCTGCAATTTTTCCCAATTATCACGCTTTACGGGTAATGCACGAACTTCTAACAATCGGCGGCAATAAATATCCCCGGCGGTTTCGTCCGGCATACCTAAATTTGTGCGCAACTCATTTGGCAAATTTCCCGCCCCTTTTTCGTATTCAACAAAGAATATTGCACCACGCAAAAGGTTTTGTTCTTTAATCGTCATTGCGTCTTTTATTCTTTTCCCGTATCTGCCTTGAACTGCATATATTGCGGCTTCAATTATTCTTTCCTCTTTGTCCGGGGCGTACATTTTAAGTTCAAAGTAATTTTCTTTCTCTGTAACTTCCGGTTCTGTTCCCGTTACATCTTCAATCATCAAAAACGTTTCCGCATCAAACGGAATAAATCTTTTCTTTTCCATCGCTTTTTTCTGTTATGTTATATAATTTTCTGAAATATATTACTTTGTTATCGCTACGGCTTGTTCTGTGGCATTTAAGCCCAACCGCCGGGCAATCGTCTTTATGGATAACGCAACACGCGCATCTACTCAAACATACATATTTGCCAACATTTTCAATCAGTTTATCAGACGGTTTAACCCATCTTTCCGCAATTATTACCATACCCCGGTAAACGCAACGTTCGCCGGGGTTGTACTCTCTGTTTGGGTCGAACGGTTCGGGTTGCTTAACTCTCATTCTTTGCCCACTTCGTTTACATAGTCAAACAATGCGTCCAAATCGTCCTTTGCGCCTTTTACGCAAATTCGTACCCTATCGCCCCCGGCTAATGCGGTTTCGACAATCTCACAATTATACCGGGGGGCGTTTATCTGTATCATTGCCGCCGTGGTATTCGTTACAAACTCGTTTCTTTCTTCCATGCTCTCGGATTTTAGAAGTAAATTAAATGCCTCCGTTGGTTCGTTCTCGCTTTGACACGCCCCCAACAAAAGCGTTGCCAAAGATAACAATAAAATCTTTGCTTTCATCGTTTTACCTTTCTTTTAATCCATATAAACCGTATGCCAATGCCGACAAACAATATTTTCGCCTCAATATCAACATAACGGTCGTAACCGTTTATTGCATCAATGGATACCCCAAATTGCCAACTATGATATTGCCAATACTCACGGGCGTAAACATATACGCCGACCCGCCCAACGTGTATGCCTGTTTGGACGGTGTGTTTGTCCTTACTCATTGTGTGCCTCCTTTCTTGCTAATTCATAACCCTTTTTATCCATTACCATTGCCACGGGGTACGGCAATATACAATCTTTGGTATAAACCAAATTGTAAATCCCCAATTGCCCCTTAACCGGAAATTCAATAACCCGGCGGGGGTTGCGCATCAACCACCCGTACCCCTTTGTTATTTTCGCCCTCTTTTCCTTTGGAATCCGGGTGTTTTCCCAATCCTCCGGCGTAAACTCTTTTATCGGCTTTACGTCGTACAACTCAACCAATCCCAAAGTAACGCCGCTTTCCATTCCCGGATAAACCGGGGACGCTGCGGAACATATCAGCACGTCGCCACGGTATGACGTGTTTTTGCTCCGAACTTCAATTGTCTTTTTCCCGTAAACAATACCGTTTTCGTCCTTGTACGCCTCCGTTACCAAATCATTTGCGTATGGCTGTTTTACGGTCAACGCACGCCAACGGTCGTGCAATTTCGGTTTATAATCTTTGTTGTTATACTGCATTTTGCAACCTCCTTTTAATTTTTCGCAAACGCTTTATTTCCTCGGCGATTGCTTGTTTATCCTTTTCCAATTGTTCAATCAAAACGTCGGGATTATTACCCCGGTTCCATGCTTTGATTAACTCGCTATTTTTGGCGTTCCAACTTGCGCCCGTTTCGATTTTATGCCCGCATTTTTTACATTTACCACCGGCACAATTAAATGAACTATAACCGCAATTATATATTTCTATATCATCGCAACCGCATTTAACGCATGGGTAAACGTATATTTTACGGGTCGTTGTTTCTGTAACTTCATGTTCTGCCATTGTCGAATAAATTATAATTAGCCGGGACACAATAACCGGGTAATGTTTCCCGTTCAATCCCGGACGCCTTAACAAAACTATCTTTCCAATATATCCGGGGCGTTTTGTTCGGGTGCGCCTCCCAATAGTCGAACACGTCGTTGTAAAACATCAATGTTTCCCGCTTGGTATATCTGCAACCACTTTGCAACCCTATCTTAAACAAGTCAACAAACGGGTACGACAAAGCAATTACAGAAAACGCCCGGTCAAACATTCCCACGGGGATTGGTTCAACGCTTGCAAAGGTACGGAACCCGTGGCGTTTCGCCCGTGCCAATGCGTTTATACGCATCCGGTTTGGGCTTGCTTTTGGTTCCAATTCGTCGCACCCGGTCAACGTGGAACCAATGACAATGCGGGATTTATCCCAACCCTCGGACGCCTCGGCAAAGTCGATTAAAATATTGATACCCTCGGCGCATTTACTCAATACCTTAACCGGGACGCCGTGGCGTTGACAAACGCCTATTGCTTGGCGGGTCAACCTTTGCGTTTCCGGCAATAACGGGTCGGTTGTAAACGAAAAGAATAACCCCGTTTTTTGCAATTCGTCCTTATGCTTCAACAACTCATTCGTAAATATATCCAATGCGTATGGATATTCCCGTAATGTCTTTTTCAATTCCGGGGTATTGCCGCCCAACACTTTTGCGCCCCGCCCTTTGCGCAAATAACAATACGTGCATCCGTTGGAACAACCAACGTAAAAATTGGCGGCGTTCTCGGCATATTCCCCGGCTTTTCCTTTTGGGCTGTAAATAACCCGTCCGTTTATCGCTCCCATAACTCAAACAGATTAAAACGGTAAATCGTCCGACGGTTCCGGGGCGGGTGCGGGCGGTGCGGTTGGCGGGGCTTGCGTTCCGGCTCCGGTCGCTTTCGGGGTCAACATTTCCATATCGGTTGCGACTATCTCGGTAACATACCGTTTGACGCCTTGCGCATCGTCATAACTCCGGGTTCTCAATTCGCCCTCAATATACAGTTTGTCGCCCTTTTTGACGTACTGATTGGCGACCTTTGCCAATCCGTTTTGCAAAACGACGTTATGCCATTCGGTACGCTCCGGGATTTGCCGCCCGTCCTTTGTGGTATAACCTCGTTTCGTGGTTGCCAACGAAAAGGTCGCCACGCAACCCCCGTTGTCGAACTCCTTAAAATCCGGGGCTTTCCCGGTATGTCCCATCAAAATAACCTTGTTTACACTCATACAAAAAACGCTTTAATTATCCAAACAATGATACTATACAACGTCCACATATAAGACGCAACCGTCAACGTCACGAACGTGTATAACGCAATTTTATATCCGGTTTTTGATTTTATTTTCATGTCACTTGAATTTTACGCAATCCAACAAATATTGTTTCTTATTGTCCGACCATCCGGCGGCATGGTTTATCGCTTTTCGGTCGTCGTCGTGTACGAACTCACAAACCCAACCGCCGACGCTTGTTTTTTTAACTAATCGAACCAATTTACCAACAATGAAAGAACGCAATTTGTAATAACCTGAATTTTCGCCAACAAACAAAACCCGTCTTTCTGCATTTATTTCGGGCGGATTTTCGATTTGCTGGCGTTTCTCCCTTTCCGGGTATCTTTGTACCCTTTGAAAATCTCGTTTGATTGACGCCCGGGAAATTGCCCCGTAATCGGGTGTTCTCTTTTTTGTTCTCATTTCTTATAATTCGGGTTTCGTTCTCCTATTTTAGAAACTGCAACCCGTTTCCGGGTTATTGGATTATTGGCATTTTGTTTCCGGGTACTCCAACGTAAGTTGTCCGCACGGTTATTGGCTCGGTCTCCGTCGATATGGTCTATTTCCGGCAAATTGTCCGGGTTCGGAATAAAAGCCGCCGCAACTAATCTATGTAACCGAAACGTTTTGCGTTTTTGGTTGACACATAAAACAACGCCTTTGTATCCCTCTTTATCGGTATGCGGTTTCAATATGCGCCCTTTTTTATTGTGGCAATTCTGTAACCTACCGTTTACAATCATATCATTAGAACGAACACGCCCGTAATTGCTGACCTCGTAACGCTCGTTATATCCGCTTATCTCTTTCCAAACTTCCATACTCTTTTTTTATTAACTCTATTGTCCGAACATTTCCGGGATATATTCGCATTTTACTTTTATCTCCGTTTTCCCATTGGCTATGGTGTTCAAAGCAAAGTATATTTATATTCCTTGCATCGTGCGCCGCCTCCGGGTATGCCCCACGGGTCAATATATGCGAACAATATACGGCGGAATAGTTGTGTAATGGCTTCAAACACTCCTCGCATTGGTGCGGCTTATGTTCCCAAATCCACCTAAAAAACCGTTCGTTTGCCTGTGGGATATTCCCACGACCAAAAACGCAATACCCGAACAATTCCCGTTGGATTTCGACACGCAACCGAATATCCATTGTAAACCGCTTGTAATCCAATAGGGGGCAAAACCCCCTATCGGTTACAAATTGGTATTCTTCCCGGTCTGTTAGCAATATCGGCTCCATTGCTTACATATCCGCCGTTTCGTCCTCCGGGTCGTCCTCGTTAGCCGGGTCGCCGACCTCCGGGAACAATCCGTTCTCCTTTTCCGGCTCTGCGACCAAACCCGGTGCGGGTTCGCCGTCAGCCCCGAACAATTCCAATTGCGCCTTTTTGCCTTTGAACAAAAATGCGTAAACCTCGTTTTCAATGTCCGCAACGATTGCTTCCAATTCCTCCTCAAAACCGAACGTTTCGGTATTGAATTTCAGACGGGGCGAATTTATCGCCGTCTTTTGGTTGTTGGATACCGTGAACAATCCCGTAAGGACGACCCCAACGTTATCGTCTTGACCGGAATAGGACACGCCCCGAACCTCAATGTTTTTCAACATTTCGTCGGCGAAATTGCGGGCGACCTCCTTTTGGTTCTTGTTCGCCTTAAAATCGTCGGTTTCGACCATTGACAAAAAGGACGTGATATTGAAAATACGTCCCATGATTGGGCGCAAGCGGTCGAAACATTCCCGCAAATCGGGGTGTATGTCCTTTGCGCTCTCGACGTGGTATTTGTTCGTATAACTTTCGTTGCCGATTGTTTCGGTAACTTCATAATGAACATCCAACCCGCCGTCTTTTAACGTCTTGACTTTCGATAATGCAAACGACTTTTCCGACGGTATCGGCATTACGTTTGCGGTTTCTTTTTTCTCGCTCATTTTTTGATAATTTATTTGTTGACGGGAACCCGCCCGACTCGGTTTTACAAATCTTCCTCAACGTATCGTTTTAACTCGGCTTGGAACAATTCCCGTTCCTCGGCTTCCGTTGCAATCAATTCGTCGTACAAATCTTGGTCGAATATCTCGTTAATCGCATCGTCCAACAAAGCAATCAATTTTTCCGGCTTAACGGCGTCTAATTCGACCTGTCCCAATCCGTCCCAATTTGCCGTCCGGCTGTCTGTTTCCTTTGCCGGGGCGGGCGGCAATCCCCATTCGATAACCTGTTGTTCCATTAGGGCAATACGGCGTATTTCAACCCCGTAAACCCCGAATTTCTCCAAATTCTCGCCAATTGACCGGGGTATATCTTCCCCGGACGGGTCGTAATCTCCGAAATACAGGATTATAGGTTGTTTCCCGTTGCTTATGGCGTCCCGCATACGCTCGGACAATTCATATAAGAACGTCAACGACGGATACCCTTTGCAAGCACCAACCGCAATGCCCCATTTGGCGCACGGTTTCGCAAAAACGCCCTCCAATGCTTTCTTTTCAATAAGGATTTCGGGATAATAGGGTTGATTTTCCCAACGGTTTTTCCCATACGAACGCATCCACGCCCGAACCTGTTGTTTTGCTTCGTCCTGTTTGTCCTCCAAATTGGTTGGCTCGGCGTGGGTATAACCACACATTGACCTATCTCGGTCGCTGAACGCCTCAAAATCAACCCGACCGTCCCACCGGGCGACCTCCATTGCGGCGACGACACGTTTGTAATGTTGCAACGTGTTCGTCATGCCGATACTAACCAATTGATAATGCAACGCACGGATTGTCAAAACTCCGGGTTCGTATCGGCTCAAAATCTCAACGGAATTTTCAATTATCCAATCCCGTGTAAATTCGTCTTTCGTTCGCTTTGCCATATTCTAAAAATCTGTTTCGTCCAACAAATCCTTTGTCGTCTTATTCCGGGCGACCGCCGGGCGTTGAGGCTCCGGGATTGGTTCCGGTTCCCGCTTGGGGTTCCCGGTTCCGATTGGCTCCGTTACGGGGTTCGGGTCGTAAAACTCAATGCCCCCGTTTCCGGGCTTTTCCGGCTCAAATTTCGCTTTGAGTTGTTCCGCCGGGTATTCCTTTTGCTTCAACTCGATAATCCCCAATTCGACCAATTCCGGGACGCATCGGCGTAATGCCTTAACGTCCTGTAATGCGTCGTGCGCCGGGAATGTTTCGCCGGGGAACAACTTTGCAAATAATTCCTCCAATTTGGGGAATTTTCCCGGTTTGCCATTCTGATACAATGCGCCGACAAATTTAATAGTTTTCATCATTGTATCAATGCGCTTTCCCTTGTGCAATGCGTCCTCGGCTTTGGCGTCGTAATACTCTTTGCCGCAATAACGCAAAATGTTCGCTTTCAACATCGACGTATCGAAATAAATGTTGTGCGCACATACAAGAGGTGCGGCGGCGGCATCCGTCAAAAATTCGTCGATAACCTCGGCAAACGGTACACCCTCGGCAATTGCCCGTTCGGTCGTTATCCCGTGTATTGCGGTTGTTTCCGGCGGTATCTCGTAATTGTCCGGCTTAATTATAAAACTGCGTTCTTTGTCGCCGAACGCCCACGCCAATTGTACGACGTGCGGGAATTGGTTAAAATCCGCATCCCATTTCAAACCCTTTGCGGGTACTCCTGTTGTTTCGCAATCGAAAAAACAAATGTCTTTTAATTCAAATTTCATACTCTCGTTACTTTTTTATTCGTTAAATAATCGTTTTTGCCCGTCGTCGTTGGGCGTTTGCTCAACATATTTTGCCCGTGTAATCCAAACGCACCCGCAACGCAAACACTTTATCCGGCTGTAATGCTTTGGCGTGTATTCGTGGCGAATAATCCGCCAACCCGCCAACGGGTAATTCTTACGCTTTCCGTTACACTTGCAAAACATACCTTACAACGTTCGGGGGTCGTCAATATACGTGTTGTATTCCTCGGCGGCAATCTGTTTGAGTGTTTCGATATGCTCGATTAACTCGGCGTTCGACAATTCCGCCACGGTGCGCAATTCGTGGGAATATTTCCCGGTTTCCTCGTTGACCCGCTCGACGTACATAATTGGGGAAAACTCCCGCAACCTCCGTTCCGTTTGTTCCTCCGTAAGACGTTCGCCCGCCTCCCAAATAGCGTGTCGGAACGTGGGTACAACATAGTTGAAATAATAGCCTTTCAAAGCCTCGGACGAACCGGGCGACGCAACAATAAACCGGGCAATTATCCGGGAACCTTTCCAACCCTTGAAAAATTCGTTTAATTCGCCCATGTACATTGCCAACCCGCCGTTATTATTTATCGTCCCCGTTGCCGTTATTTCTCGCTTTCTCATCGTCGATTAACTTTTGCATTGTGATATTAAACGCTGTCATTCCAACCGCACGGATAAACGCCCGTTCGCTCGACGAATACCCGGTTGCGACCTTATCCAAAACTTTTGCGAAAAGAATAACGAAATTTCCCGGTTCCCAATGCCCGGTATTGTGCATACGGTCGATAACGTGCGCCCGCAACCTCGTATTATTCCGGGTCGCATCCTTACGAGCTTTCTCCCGGTCGTTCCAAAGGCTCGTTAATTGGCGTTTCACGTTCTCAAAAAACAACGGCATTTTCAACACGTCCGCAATTGTCATTTCTTTAACTTCCATATTGTTTTGTTTAAGGGACGCCGGGGAACCGACGCCCCGGTTAATTACTCGGTTTCGCTGTATTCCTCAATAATTAAATCGTCCTGTCCTCGCTTGACTTCCTCTATAAATCCTTGATACCCTTCTTTCCGGGCTAATTCGATAAGGGATTGCAGACGTTTTGCGCCCAAACTTTCGCCCCTCGCAATGCGGAATACCTTAACGGTCGGATTGCTTGCGATAATCAATTTTGCGGCAACCTCCATTATCTGACTATCCGACACTTTCCCGGCGACAAACGGCACACCGTTTAACTCCAACCCGTCGTCCGTGAACGTCAACCCGGCAATCGGCAATTCCGATTTCGCAATAAGGGTTTCCCGCTCTTTGAGCAAATCCGACAACTTTTTTTCGTGGGTTTGGGCGACCTTTTCGGCGGCGTCCTTTTGCTTTTTCTTCGTCAGATAGTCCACAACCAACGCATTGATTTTGTTGTGTTCCTCGGCTTGTTTGAGGCGTTCGGCTGTATCCAAATTCTCCGGGTTGTTTTCCTCGTACTTTGCCAACCATGCGGCGGCGTTGTTCTTGCGGGTTTCGTAATCGGCTTTATCCGTTTGGATTTGCGCCAATGTTTCGTCGTATTTGTCGGCGGCGGCTTTCGCATCGGCTTTGCTCTTTTTCTTTGCCGCTTCCAATGCCTTTTTTGCCTCGGCAACAATCCGGTCGTATTCGGCTTGGGCTTCCGCCTCATACTTTATTGCGGCGTCAATCTCTGTATTCTTGGTTTCCTCGGCGGCTTTGATACGACCGGGGATTGCCTCCAATTGTTCCGTACGGGTTTGCAATGCGGTACGCACGGTTTTCGCTTTCTCAATCAACCGGACGTTCTCGTTTTGTTCCTCCATTAAATCGGCAATGTCGATTTTCTCGGCATACGTTTTGACGTCGCCCGGTTTCAACTGCTTTTCGGCGGCGGCGCAAATGGTCGTGTACGTCTTGACCTCGGCGTTGGCGTCCTTTCTTTTCTCCTTAACGGTCATAACCTCGGCGTCAATCTCGGCAATACGTTTTTGCACATTCTCCGGCAACAATGCCCGGACGTATTGCACTTGCTTTCGGCGACCCTCGGCGGTTTCAGACCACCGGGAAAACTCCACGGCGTCAAAATCCGTATATCCGAAAACCTTTTGCAACATACTTACGTTATCCGACCGCATCCCGGTTGTTTTCTGTTTGATTGATAACGTACCACGGGGGTTGGCTTTGGTAAACCGCAATTCAACGTCGTATTCCTCGCCGTCGTCGCCGACAACCATTTTGGCAAACCCTTTGTCCTCGCCATTACGCAACACGGCGTCCCGGTTCCCGGTCAACAACGCCCCGATTGCCTTTAATAACGTGGATTTTCCTAACTCATTGTCCCCGGTAATGAAATATACATTACCCTCAAAATCTGCGTTGAACTCCTTAATTACTTGGAAATTCGACAACTCTAATTTTTTGATAATCATTTTATCGCTCTTTTTATGCCGGGGTTGCCCCCGGCGGTTACTACTTATTTGTTTGTTAATATCATTCTTTGGTGTATCATGCTTTGCACCTTGTTAAGCGCATCCCGGTTGGCGTCAACCTCCGACCGGGTGCAATCGGCAATAAAGTTTTCCAAACGCTTATACAGGTCGTCCAACTCTTTTGCCGTCATTGCATGGCGAACGGCTCCCAATTCGTCCTTATCCATTTTTGCAAACTCGTTTAAGGGTTTCCAAATCGCAACGTTTGGGGTCGTCGGCGTTCTTTGTCGCATCAATTAACGGCATATCATTTGTTTTTGCCGTCCAACTTTTACCCGTAACGGGCGACGTGTAAGTTACTTTGTAATGTCCGTACCCGGCAAACTCAAACCGGAAATCGCTGATTGTTGTTTTCGCTCTCATTGCTTTTATTTTTTTAGCATTACCGGGAAAACGCCCGGTCGTTGTTATTTCATGCCACAAAAATACGGGTAATATTTTAATTACCAAAATTTTTTCTTTTTATTTTCGTGTTAGGGCAAAAAATCCCGATACGGCGCAAGTCGTACCGGGATAAAATCAAAATAATTTCATTTGCGTATCTGTTAAGACGGCAATAACGCCGTCAACTTTTTGTTCCCATGCCGTCCGGGTTGCAATCTTTTCCGGCGTTGGGTTCCGTTCGCACCTCCGTTGGTTGTGGCGCATCTGTTTAACCATGTACGCCAATTCTTCCAACGTTATTTTCGCCGGATTTTCGATTTGCGGGCTTTTGTTTTCGTCTGCCATACTTTTACCCATTCAAACAAAATAATCGAAATACGTGGCTTAAAACAAACGGTCGTGCATCGGGGCGGGCAAATTCTCCAAAACCCAACGGGGGTTGTTGTGCAAAATGTATCGTCCAAAGTGCATTATCAACGTGGCGTCGGCGTTCCACAATGTCGGTTCCAATTCCGGGTACAAATTCCCGGCAACTTCTTTGTATCTGCGTTTTCGCTCGTTCTTTTCTTCTTTTTTTCGGGTCGTCTTTGCTCGCAACTTCAATTCGTTTTGCCATTTCATAGGGTGTACCATGACAAACGGAATATCGCAAACCGAAATTGTCGCTTTTAGCTGTTCAAAATTTGCAAGCATTTTTTGTATGCGATACAATTTGCCCATATTGACGCCATCGGCACCCGGCGTTATATCATCCGGGCGCACGCTCAATTTTTCCAAAAATACAATCGGCGAACAAATGCTTTTCAGATACTCCAAATAATTACGCAATTCTGTTAAATCCTTTGGCATTTTTATTGCTTTGATATTTTGGTTTGGTCTCCATGTTACAATACCGCCGTTACTTGTTCCTGGGTCAATTCCTACTATGCAATCAATTTTCATCTTTATTTCCTCTCACTTTTGTAAAATAACCTATTACGCCAATTATAAAGCTAACAATAAATAGTTCCATATTTAAAACTTCATGTAGTTATCAACTTGCATTTCCTCGGAAATCATCCGGTCAAATGCTTTTATAATCTCCTTTTTCCGGGCAACCTCAAACGCCGTAAAATCAATTTCCGGGCTTTCGGTTCCTTTCCGGCGAACTTGAAACGCCGTATATTGGTTTATCATTCCACGGGCTACACGCTGCATATACCGGGCAAACGCTTCTTTGCGGTCGTCCTCTTTAACTTGTACATCATCAGCCAACCCGCATTTTTGCAACCATTCATACAAAAACATATCATCAGTTAGCCCCAATATTAATTTCCCGGTGTATTTGTAGCAAAGGAAAATATAACGGTTCCGCCATTGTCTTTGTATCTCAAATCTCCGGATTTGCTCCGGCGAAATTTCATTGTTTTTTCCCGGTATAGCTTTGTATGCTTTGGCAATTACATCTGTCTGCTTTTGCTTGTATGCTTTCAGAATCTTTGCAAAGTAATCGGCGTTGAACTGTTGATAATGGTTTTTGTCCGGGTTCCCGTATTTATCTTTCGGAAAAAATTCGTCTAATTCCCCGGTCGTCGCCAACTCAAAAGCTATCTTAATATCAGCCAACGTCATATCTGAGTAATAACGTTTCAGAATATCCAACAACCGGGATTGTATATAATTCCAATCATTTTCATTCTGTGGTATTATATAACCAACGTCTATTGCTATACGCTTAAACAGTAACGAAAGATTTTCAACTAATTTTGCATCGTCAATTTCCGCAATTGGTGTTTTTGTTGACGCTGCGAAAACATATTTTTCAACTGGGTTTAATGCTTTGGCAACCTCCGGCAATTGCACCATTCTACGGCGTACTTCAATGGCTTTTGTTCCGGGCTTGGTATTATATATTTCTAACGCCGTATTTTCTTTTTTTTCAATTGCTCCCATATCAATCAAAATCATTGTTTAAATACTTCATCATATCCGCAATTTCTTTGCTGCTTTGCTGCTCTGTCTTTACGGAACGTTTCATTTTTTCCCATTTTTCGTATTTTTCGGGGGTTGAATCATATTCTAACGCCGCCCAACCTTTTGAAATGCTTTCTTTTATCAGAATCAGCGCAAATTCTTCCGGGTATTTACTCAAACCATTTAAGTTTGCTTGTATCGCTGAAAAACTCTTTTGCGACGTTCTCCATTTCGGTTGACACATCAAAATATAAAAGTTCCGTTTAAATTCATCGCTATCAAATGGGAATACAAGTTTTGCAAAGTAATTATCAACTTTATCAATTACTTGTTTTCTGACGTCCAACAATTCCGGGGTAAACCCATAAACAATACTTGCTTTAACTGTTTTTTCTTCGTTTGAAAAATTGTCTTGTGAAAATCCGTTTGGATTTTCTTTTGAGGCTTTAGCCTCTTTCTTCATAGTATTATTAATATTATTATTATTAATATTATAGTCTTGTAGTCCGTTTTCGGACTGATTAAAGTCCGTTTTCGGACTGTTGTTTAGTCCGTTTTCGGACTGCTGTATATTAATATTATAGTCTTGTAGTCCGTTTTCGGACTGATTAAAGTCCGTTTCGCTTCTGTTCCATGTTTTACATTTTTCTGTAAATCTTAGATACTTTGTTTTCCCAAAAGAACTCAACTCAATAAATCCTCTGTCTGCAAGTTCTTTAATGTTTTTGTAAACTCTTTTAGGGATTGAAAAAAGCAACGGAAAATCATCTACCATTTTTGTTTCTGAATATTGATACCAAACAATGCCATCAACCGTAATTGTATTAGTCCACGTTGGCAATGTCATACACGCTGCAAGCGTTGTTGTTTGAACAATAGTCAGTTCATTTGCAACGGCGAATCTTTGGTCAATCAAAATATTGTAAGTCATAATTAAAAAAGAAAAGCCCCAATTAGAGCCGTTACACATCTAAAAGGGGCTTTGTAGCTAATTAGCAAATATCTTTCAATCGGTAACGGTCGATTGTTTTACGCCACAAATATAATACTTTATTTTTATTCCAACAACTGTACGGGCTTAAATGCTTCTTTTACCGCAAACAAATTTCCCTCACTTTCGTTTGGAACAATCGTAACAACCGGATAACGGGAACGGTCGCCGGGCTTTTGAGAAACTGCAAATTGTACGTTCATATCAAAGATAATTCCTTTGACGAACTTCTTTTCTTCCAATATGGCGTCGAATGTATCACGGATATTGGGTATTGTTGACGCCGTACCCTTTGTCGTGAATTGCCATACCCCGCCAACGCCACGAACCAACGGAACAATAAAAGTTACGGTTAACGTTACAATCCATCCGTCGCCGCCATTCTTAACAGCCCGGTTTGGGTGTTTTTGCGCAACGCCTGCCATTAAATCGGGATAATCCTTTGTACTATATTGACAATATTGTTTTCCGTTCCATACAAAGAACGTTTCCCCGTCGCCGTATGCTATGCGTCGCCCGTCGTCGTCCCGGTATTCGTACATTTCATTGCAAACCTTTTCCGGGGCGTCGTCCGGGAAAACAATCTGTATTGTTTGCGGTTTCTCGCCGTATGCTTTCGTAAACAATCCTGCATACTTTCCGGTTGGTATAAAATAATCAACGCTTTTTGGGTATTCTTTGCCGTTTGCCGCCTTTTCCTTGTACCCTACTTTGATAAACCCCACACGTGGCAAAACAACACGTTGTATGCCGGTGGTTGGTCTGTTTATGTTTATACGTCCTTTCATAATCAAATATTAATTTCAGTATTCAACAAATCTTTCTTTGTCACGGGTTCCGGCTTTTTAGGCTGTTTTTCTTCGATTTTAGCCACTTTTTCTTTTTTTGGTGTAATTGTACGTTTTGCGGTTTTCTTTTCCTTGACGGGCTTGTTTTCCGCCGTTTTTGCCGTTTTTCGTGTGGTTCTCTTTACGGTCTTGGTTTTCTTTTCCTCCGGTTCCGGTTGTGGTTCGGGTTCCGGGTCTTTCTTCAAATCCTCAACGGTAACGGCTTTTTCCGGTTCCGGCTTTTTCTTTTCCGCCGGGGCTTTGCTTTTAACAAGTTCCGCCAACGTCAGCGAAACAATATTGTTTGTCAAATCCGGTTCGTTATCCAATGATATTTCCCCGGAAACCGCCGTAAATGTATTATCCCGTTTTTCGTCCTCAATTGCTGCCAACTCCAAAAGATACGGGATTTTCTTTGCGTTCGGGCTGTCGGTTTGGTCTTTCAAATTGTACGTCGGTTTCTTTCGCCAATCTTTCGGGCTGAAATTGAAAACACGGTCAATCGGAATATCCGGGAAATTTTCGTTCCACATCATCGCATATAAATGCAACTGAATTTCCGCTTCTTCGTAAAATCCTTTGCGCCCGCTTTTGAAATCCACAATTGCGTTTATGTATTCTTTTGAACCGGGCTTTGATAACATCGTACACGGTAAATCAATCATTCCGGCGTAATTATGAACGGGGTGTACCAACGCAATTTCCACGGCTAACGGTTTAACGTCATAATCCAAAACAAATTGCGCAAATGCCAATATATCCTTTTTGAAATCATCAGCGTAATAAATGAAATCGGCGGGTAATTTGTTGTTATCAATATAATCTTTCAATTTGGCTTTCAGTCCGTCCAAATCATAAAAGCGGTTAATTATAAGTTCCTCAAATTGGGCGTGCATAAATGTACCATACGCCGCCCGTTCTGCTTTGTATCTTTCCGCCTCGTCAATTCCTTTTTCGGCAATCCATTTAATAAGAAATTCCGATTTTGGCATTGTCTGCGATAATATGGTTGTAACGGACGGATAAAATTCCGGGGTTCCGTTGTCGTCAAACTTGTAATAATATCGGTGTCCCTTGCTATTTAGCTGCCATACTTTATACGGCGGTTCGATTAATGCGCCATCAAAGAACATTGCCGTCATTTCCTCAACGGTCATTCCCGGAACAATTTCAAAAGCCCCGGCGGGTTGTTCTATTTCGACCGCATCCAATCCGGCGACAATCTGTTGTTCCTCGTCTATCTCCGGGAATTTATCGGCGGGCAATTGCCCCATTGCTTTTGCCAAATCTCCCATCGCATTTGTTGCGCCCTGCAATGCGCCAACCATTTCTTTTGCCGTTTCAGGCTGATTTTTTTTCGCTCTCATACTCTTTTAAATTAAAATTACTGCTATTAGATAAAATACTGCTGCATATATTGCGACGTACTGCCAATTGTCGGCATAAATTACGTTTTCCGCTTTTTCCAAAACTTTAATTACTTTCTTTTTCATTGCCTCAATCCTCCAAACCAAATAAATAATCGGCGGAACAACCGCACATTTTGCAAATTATCACGACCCATTCCGGCAATATTCTTTTCGTTGTACCGTTGCAAAGATTTGTCATATTTACCTGCTGTGCGCTTTCGCTTGCGCCCTCAAATAAACGGGCTGCAATATCCTTTTTCAATACCTTTTTTCCGTTCGCCTCGGAACGGGCGATTGCTTCATTTACTCTTAATTTCATATTGTTTATTTTTATGGTTATTACTCTACATGCCCGCAATGTTTGCAGGTTTTTTCCTCAAATATCGGTTCGTATTCATACGGGGTTAAATACCCATCGCCGCCGCAACATTTATAATCGGCGTCGGTAACTTCCATTTCGCCGCCACATACCGGGCAATCTCCTTTTCCGACCAATACCAAATTCAGAAATGCGTCCAAATGTTCGGAACGTACAACCGAAATTCCGGTTGCTTTGATAATGCCGACAACATCAGAAACCGGAACGTCACGTTCGATACTATCAAACAAAGTGCATCCCCAAAATTCCGGGTCGTCTTGTATCATTTCCTTTTGGATTAATTGGTTTACAATGATTGTTTCAACTTCTGTTGCTTTCTTTCCGGCTGCTTTCGCCAAAATGTTCAATTCTTTGTCTTTTCTGATATTCATATTATTTCGCACTATCCCCGTGCGTGGGCTTAACTTCAATGCAAAGGTACAAATATTTCTTTAATTACCAAAGATAAATACTTTTATTTCAAATTTATTTTTGCGGGTTGTTTTGCAATTTACGGCAAACAATATATTTTTGTGGTACCGCATCAACCAAATATCGCTCTCGGTTACTGCGTAAAATTCCCCCGGTGCATATTGAATTATGACGCCGGGGGTCTTTTTATTTCCTACTCTGATAATACAACCATTTGTAAATTTCGCCGTAATATCCGGTTCAACATTTCGTCCCCGTTGGGTTCAAAATGCGCTTTTATTTTATCCTGTCGTCTTAATGCAAATCGCATGGTTAATAAATACTTTTTTGAAACGTCCACGACCTTTGCGCACGTTTCGGGGTTAAACATTCCAATATGCGTATATTCCGGGGGTAATCCCAATTGGTCGGATAACCATTTGTACGCCTCCCGTCGCTTCATTAGTCCACGTTTGTACAATTCATCAAAATATCGGTGCGCTTCAATCTTACATCGGCGCAACTCGGCGTTTGCCAATCGACCCTTTGCCCGGTCGGTTCCCTTATGAACACCCACATACGCCCCGCATTGGGGACAATAATAAATCATTCCATAATCAACGCCGTAAACTTCAATACTATTTTTGTACTCGGTCGGAACGTGGCAATACGGGCAAATTCGACCGCTCAATATTTCCCGTTGTTCCTCTGTCAATCGTATATCCATAACAGGCAAAGCCGGGGTTATTCCCCCGGCTGTAAATATGCGATTGCGTTTAATTCCTTTTGGCGTTCGGTCGCCCAATTAACATTGCGGGCAATCCATTCGTCGGCGGGGTTCTCGGCAATCCATTCTTTCCGATAAGACGGCACAAAGTATGCGACTTGCTTTTTATACGCCCGTTCGGGGTTTGCCAATATTTCCGTCGTTCGGCTCAACCCTTTGCCGTGGTCGCCTTTGCCGATTAAGTCCAACCGCCCAAAATAAAATTCGCCGTTGGCGGTACACGCCACATAATTACGGGCGGACGTTCTTGTTGATACAACGTTGCCTTTTTCGTCGGTAACGGTGTACTGATACTTTTTGCCTTTCGCTTTCTTTCTCAAAATATACTTTGCCATAATCTTTGTTATTGTGCCGGGGGACGAACCCCCGGCGGGTTATTATATTACTAAAATTCCTATGTTTTTCGCAATTTCTAATACTTCTTTTTTAGTTCCTACCTTTGTGGGGATTATGGTTCCGTTTGAAGACTTACCAAATGTTTTATTTGATTGAACCCAATAATATGTTTTTTGCCCCATTACATCTTTACCCGTTGTCCAAAGGATTTTACCGTATGTTATTTTCCAATATGTACCACCGCCAAACGGCATATAATTGCCTTTGTCATCACTCCACGATACACAACATCTAACCGCCCTAAAATATCGGGTTCCTTCTGGATTAGTAAAACAAACCCGATATGCTGTATTTTCTTTCCATTCTGAACAAAGATTTTTGCGGCTTTCCAAAAGGCTATTTTTAATATCAATATCTAAATCGTCTAACATCATAGTTCTTAACTTGTTTGCGTCCATATCCGTATTATCTTATTTCGTACAAACTCAATGAATTTTCGCACAATACCCACGTCGGGAATTTAGGGTTTTGCAGATAACAAAGGCTATCTAATGCCGCCCAGCTTGTATAAAACCACAACCCAAATTTTTTGCCGATAAAATACATATCGTTTACCCCGGTTTCTTTGCAATCCTCAAATATCAATTGGCAATGTCTTATACTCTTAAAATCAACGTGTCCGTCCAATCTTTGTGCAATTTCTGCTATGTCTGTTGCAATAGTTCTTTTCTTTTCCATGTTCTTTTGAATTTAGTCCGGGAACCCGCCCGGTCGGATATTATTTAACGTAAAATGAAATTTTGATACAACGGCGCAATTTGCAAACGGTTTTATCATCGGTGCCATTAAATGCACGGCGCAACATCTTATTAGCCATTTCAACGCCAATCAATTCAATCAATCCTTTAACGCCTACCAACTTGTTAACCTTTTTACCGTCAACAATACCGTTGATTTTAATGCGGAAATTGCGATTAATTTCTTTTGTTGTGTATTCTAAACCGTTGTAAATTGTTGTTGCCATTTTGATTTTCTTTTAATTGTTCGGGGAAAACGCCCCGTCGTTGTTGTTTGACAATGCAAATATACAACCTTTATTTTAATTACCAAAAGCATTTCTTTTTATTTTCCGCAAAATGGATAAAAATTTTCTTTTTTGGTTCAAAAGATAGTTATTTTGGGCGAATTTTCCATTTAAGCCACTTTTTCGGGCGAAACGTGTAATTTATCCATCCGGGAAAGAAAAGCCCGCTACGGGGCTAAAAATTGGCAAAACTAAAAAAGCCGGGGAAAACCCGGCTTAATCCTGCAAAACAATCTTTTTTTTATTTTCTATGGATAAAATATTTATTGCGATACAAAGATAATCATTTTTCAATCTCAATATATTCAACCCCGATAATTTTTGTATGTGGGTTTTTACTGATAATGTCAATTTCCCGGTTCTTTACTTTGTTTGTTTTCCAAAGGAACCCCAAAAAACGTTTATATTGTACGGTCGCCGCAATTAAAATGCTGTCCCGGTTTATAAATGTTCCGGTAAACGTTCCGTCCGGGGTCGTGCATCCGTTTAAGGAAAACCACGGGTCGGAAATATCAACGCATTTCAAAACGGTTGTTGTCGTATCTCCGGTCAAATAAACAATGCTGTCCCGGACGGTTCCCCGTAATTGGGTTATTGTTTCCATTTGCGCCGTTGTTACCGCCTCCAATTCCCGGTTCTTTGTTTGCAGGGTTTTTATTAGTTCCGCATCGCTCGCCCGGTATCTTTCAAACTCTGACAATTTCAGTTCCAAAACCCCAACTTTGGCGGCGTTCAAACTATCTTTTGTTTGGTACCGGGAAACGTCCTGCAATAACGTTTCCGTGTTGGTTCTGTATTTGTCCCTTTCCCCGGTTAACTGATTTATCCGGGAACGTTGCACCCATATAGTGACAACGGCGGCAACCGCCAAAGCAATTGCCGCAATTATAATATACTTTTTCATGGTTCGTTAGCTGTGTAAACTAATTGGCTGCTTTCCTCCGTTGTGCTTAACGTCAAAATGTATTTGCCGCCATCAACAAAGATTAATCCGTTTATTTCGTCCTCTGATACCTCAATTTGAGTAAATGCCAAAACAACCCCATCAATGAAAACTTTCGGCGTGTTGTGCAATGGGTCTGCATTTGCCTCCGTAATGAAATTGTTTATATCCTCCTGCGGGTTGGTTACTTTCTTTGTGTTTTCGGCGTTGTCCTCAACGGTAACAACGAAAATATCATCATTCCCGTTTATTATCGCCTCCAACAACGGCGTAATACTTAACTCGGCTTGTGTTCCTTGACTTGCAACGAACTTTTGCAAGTATTCTTTTTGTTCCTGCTTTGTCATTTCAAAATCTCTTTAATGGTTAAATAATGAATTTTGGCGATACGTTCACGCCCGGCGTCGGATAACATCAAACGGCAATCCTTTTCCGTGTCCATGAAAAAGTTTTCAGATAATACAGCCGGGCAAACCGTATGTTTCAGTATGTAAAATTGTCTTTCTTTGTCCGGGTCGCCGTCGTAATAATAGAAACGCATTTTCCAACCATCCGGGGCAAACTCTTTTTCCGCCTCATTACAAAGAACGGTTGCGATTGCGTCCGCTTTTGTTTGTCCTACGCTTGTGTAACATTCCCATCCGGTGCCGCCTCCGGCGTTCCCGTGAACGCTAAACAAAACGGCGTTGTTGCCGCAATCTGCATGGATAACGTTTGCACGTCGGCAACGTTCCGGCAATGATACGTCGGTTTCCTCCGGTACCAAAATTTCAAACTTTACGCCATCGGCTTTTAACATCGCCGCAATACGGCGTACAATGTCACGGTTAAACTCCCATTCAAACAATTGGGAACCGTCCCCCCAAATGGGGGAACGTTTTCCGGCTGTTTCTTTTCCGTGTCCGTTGTCTAAAATAATAACTTTACTCATTTTTGTTTTCTCCTTTCTTTTTATTGTTTTTGTCGGGGTCGTCCCCAAATTCTTTTTCCAATCTGTCAATTATCGGTTGCAAATGCGACGGCAAAGACCTTGTAAACTCCAAACGGATAACATGGTAAATAATGCGTAACGCCAAATTACGGGGGTACGCAATAATCAGATTGCGGAACGCATTTTGCAAATACACGTACATAAACACATAAGTAAGCGATTTAACAATGATAATTGCCGCTTGGTCGTCGCCGCAATTTTTCATAATGATAAAAATCGCCTCTACAATAAACAGATACAAAAGCAATTCGCACAATGCGTTTTTAAACTTTCGGAACGAAAAGTTTTTGCATCGCACAATCGCCACGCCGTCCGCCCTCATTCCCGCCCAAATATTGAACGCAAACATTACTACTAACGCATAAACAAAACCTTTTGTCGGTGTCAAATAACCCAATAATGGGCTAACCGTTGAAACTGCGATAATACGCCATTGTTCCCAATTAATTAATCTTTCCATTTTATAAATTTTTTATGTAGTTATATATTTGGTCGCATATTGAATCCATTCCATCTATATTGGGGTGTCCGTTTTCTTTCCCAAATTCTGATAAAACAATATTTTCAATACCATAATATTGCGTTGCTTGCTGAAATCCGGAAACTATTTCTTGTTTCAATCCGGTATTTACTACGTTCAATATTAATGCTCCGGGGTTCCATTTCTGCACATAATAAAACATATAACATATTGCGGGTAAAACATTTTTTAAATCATCATCCGTCCAATCGCTATATTTTAATTCTCCCAATGGGGAATTTGCCAAACTATCATTTGTACCTCCAAACAAAACAATTATGTTTGGCTTTGGTTTAAGCGCATTTTCTTGCCCCATAGAATTTACCATTCTATGAATAAATGAATATCCCGACGCATCCCCTCCACTATATCCCGTATTACAAATTGTTGAACCGCTATAACTTTCATTTAGCATTAAACTTACCCCTAATTTTTTACACAACTTATACCACCATGTTTGCGTAACAGAATTTACATTGTTTGTTTGTGAATTATTACCATCTTCGCCATCTATACCATACCAAACGGAATTTCCTGCCGGAATCCAAAGCCCATAAGTTGAATATGAATCTCCCAAAATTGACATTGAACCTCCGTTTATTTGCACCGCATTTATTTGTGGCTCCGAACTTATAATAAATTCAACATTTCCTGCCGATACTACGTTGTGTATAAAATATATTATATTAGTACAATCATCCTCTAATACAACGTTAAATTCTCTGTTTATTCCACCTTTGTATAAATTTTGTATTTCTCCATTTGGGTATTTTAATGCAAATACCGCATAATCTATTTGCGCCGTTCCATTGAATGTTATTTTTACATTTGTTCCCTTTCTTAAATTTACAGACAACCCTCTTTTGAAAAATGTTCCAACATCATTTGCGGTATCTTTTCTTTTATAATATGAACCAAATATATAATTACTTATAAACTCATTATTCCTTACGCCTTTTGTTTCAATTTTCATTTTTGCGGTTCCGGACTGACTGACGGTTCCGGCGTAAACCCTTATACGTGTGCAATCGTCCGTCAATGTATA